GCGGGATCGATAGGCCAGCCGATGATCGGAATGTGCTTCAGGAAGTTCATCACATCGCCGTAGCCCGACTCGATGTTGTTGGCGATGATCTCGGCTACCCGGTTGCGGTTCGGCACCTTCCCGGCCAGCACGTCCCGATGCCACTCGCCCATCACTCGCGCGTGGAACTGCCCGTAGGCCGCCTTGTTGTCGATGGGGTTCAGCCCGGGGGACCCCTCGGCGGTGGTCTTGATCAGACTCTCGACCATCGACTTCTCGGGGATCAACTTCTTCTCGATGGAGGTACGGGCGACGCGCTGGAGGAGCCCGAGGTGCTCCATGCCATTGGGCGTGCCCACGCGGAAGGCCCACTGGTTGAGATCCGCCGACGCCTGCTCCTCCGGCGGCAGCAGCTTGAACATGTCGTAGCCCTGCGAGTCCTGCGAGCGGGCGAACCGCAGCTGCTCGCCCTCGAGCGCGTGCTGTCGCTGCTTATCCTGCGAGACCAGAGCTCGGATGTTGTTCTGCACGTGCGGCGAGAGGCTCTTGAAGTACGGGTCGGATTCGGAGTGCGCCATCCATCCACGAACCACCCCGCCCGAGGCGGTCGGCACGCCCACGCCGTTGATGCGGTTCCAGTACGCGTCCCCGGCCTGCTGCTCTTGCTTGAGCCGCACCTGCTCGTCGAAGGTGTAGTCCGTCGCCCCGCGCTGGCGGGCGAGGTTGTACATGTCGGCGGTGATGAAGTCCTTGTTGTCCGGGGCGAGCGTTGTGCGCCGGCGGAGATCCTTGAGGACGTACTCGAGCGGCTTGTTGCCGTAGGAGTTCAGCAAGTCGCGCGCGCCCTGCTCGTCCTTACCGGCCTGAATTTCACCGAGGATGTTCAGCGCCAGCATCTTCTTACCGTCGATCTCCTCGATGTTGGCTTCGACGTACTTCTGCGCGAACGTGTAGTCCTTGCGCTGAATGGCCCTCTTGACGATCCCCAGATGGATGGCGCTGGTGCCGTCGAGCGTCTTGGCCTTCACTTCGGCCTCGGGCCAGCCAGCGGTCTTCCCGAACTCCGCGGTCACGCCGCGAACAGTCGCGAGCGCGTCGTAGGTGATCTTGTTCACTTCCTGGTCGGTCTTACCTCCCAGCTTCGCAGCGTCGAAGTTGAAGAGCTTGATCCCGTCGCTCACCGAAACCTCGACCGTCCCGGCGTACTTCTCGTGCTCGAACACCTTGATCTGCTGGTGCTCGTGCGCCATCGCCGAGTTCTCGAGACCGTTGAAGAGCTCGACGGTCTGCTGTCGCGACTTGGCCACCTGCTCGGGATTGTACAGGTTCCCGTTCAGCTTCTCGAGGACCTTGGTGTACTCTTCCTTCGCCTTTTCGGTGATACCAATGGCGTCCTTACTCTGCGCCTTCTGCACCTTGTCGAGAATCTGAGCGCGGGCGCGGGACGCCTGCTCGTAGGTGTCCATCACCTTGGTATTGTCGGCCGCTTCCTTCGCGGCCATGTCCATCTGGAACTGGGACTCGCCGTAGCTTTCGATCCCGCGCTGCAGCTTGTCGAATCCCTGGCTCAGCTGCTCCAGCCCGGAGGGCTGGATCTGAACCGTGGGCATGACCTGCGGCTGATTGACCGGCTGCTTCAGCTGGGTGACGGGGACACGAAAAGCCATGGGCGGCTCCTAGAGCTTCCAGTTGGGGACGTCCGCCAACTTGGTCTTGAAGTTCGTGTTCAACTTGGAGTCGCGATTCCGGTACGTGCCGTAGGCGCTGGCCATGCTGCCGAGTCCGCCGAGGATGGAGCCGGAAGCCCCGTAGGCCCCGGAGAGCGTGGCCTGATCCGCGTTGGCGCGGGACTGGTCGGCTGCGTACTCGTAGCCCCAGGCCGAGCGCATCGCGCTGACCTGCACGGCCTTTTGTCCGAGCACGTCGCCTGCGGCCATGCGGTCCGTGATTCCGCCGATGCTGGACTGCTGCGTGTCCACGCCCGAGGCCGCGCTTTCGGCCGCCACCTCGGATGCATTCTGCGCCCCCTCCTGCTGGATGTTGAAGGCGGCCTGCTGGCCTTCGTCCCGCGCCTGCCCGGCGGCGATGTCTTCGGCCTTGGCCTTGTTCTTCCCCATGTTGGAGGCGAAGGCGGCCTGCTGGATGGCCGCGGTGGACCCGACCGCCGCGCTGGTCGCCGCCAGAACCACGCTCGTGATCATCAGGGAGATACCGAAGTCACACATGACGCCTCCACACCATCGGATGAAACGGAAGCTGCAGATACCCGTAGTTCTGCGCCTCCTGCTTGTGAAACCCTAGCCGCTCTAGCCAGGCTAGAGCCTGTGTGTGCCGCGCATCCACCATCTGGATGAGGACGCTGTAGTCGGCCTTGATGTCGTCCATGAAGGCACGGCTGAACTTGTAGAACGTCTTCGGGCAGCGGTTGATGACCCGCCCCGTGAGAAGCCAGGGAATACCCACCTCACCCAGAATGGTGTGCGAGGCCACCCCGAACATCCCGGCGGGCTCTCCCTGGTAGTACGCGGCCACCGGGGCGAAAGACTGATCGATCGCATGGACGAGAACCTGGTAGGGGTGCTGGCCCGACGAAGCGTAGACCTCGTCGGCGTCCGCCTGACGAACCACCTTCGCCAGCTTGCGGGCGTCCTCGTAATCCGCCGGGCGGAAGATGAGATCATCCTCCAAAGGCCACCTCACGAATCGCCGCCACCACCGTGACCGGCAGAGGCTTCGTCGAACGGAGGCAGGCCCGCCCGTGCTTGTTCCAGGTATTGCGGACGTAGATCTCGACGAGCTCAGCGGTAGGCGTGGGCGCGAGGTACGCCCCCGCCTGCGTCTTCGAGGTCCAGACGGTGAGGTTGTCGAAGTCCTCCCCGGCCTGCAGGTAGGAAGCCTCGGTCACCTCGAACATCGCGCGGGCCACGGTCTTGTAGATACCGCGCACCTCGGCGCTGCCCGCGTAGAGCTCGAGCAGCTCGAGGTCGCAGACGTAGGGCAGCCCGACGATGACGGTAGCGGCGGCGAAGGCCAGGGTGATGCTCCCGCCGGACACCGTGAACGGCCCCTGCACCTCGCCGTCGGCCAGCGCGTACACCTCGAAGCCCTCGAGATGGCCCAGCCCCGTGACCGCCGTCGAGGAGGCGCGGGTCTGCACCTTCGCGCTGTCCAGGAAGACGTAGTCCTTCAGCGCCGCGTGCTCGCGCGTGTCGAGCCGCTCGATGAACCGCGATTCCTCGCGCTTGACGACGGCGTAGAGCCGGTCCTTCCCGCCCTCGGGCACGGAGCACACGCTCTCGAAGAGGCCCTCGGTATCGTGCTCGTGCCAGCCCCAGATCTCCTGCTCGCGCATGTACGTCAGGCCGAGCAGGGCCCCGTCGCTACGAACACACCAGACCACGCTGTCGGGCAGCTGCTGGTACGTCCAATCGTCGATGGAGTACCCGTCGAACAGGTGCTGCGCCCACAGCGAGAGGTCCATCGTCTTGTAGCCGTCGGACTCCTGCGTGTACAGCGCCTCGGTGACGTAGCCGCTCTTGTCCAGGGTGTATAGCAGCGAGTTGCCGACGATGAGCGGATCCAGCCAGCTCGAACCCATCGAGAGCTGAAGCCGCGCGTCGATGGAGCCGGTGGTCAGGGCCGAGCCCTGCGCCCCGCCCACCGCCCACACCCCGTTGTTTGTGCCGACGAGGAGAGTGCGGAGCGGAAGGAGCCAGCGGATCTCCTCCAGGTAGCGGGAGGCCAGGACGAAGTAGAAGCCGTCGTCCGCGCCCGGGTACTCGGGCGGATCGAATCCGGTGTAGTCGTTGGTCTTGGAGCCCCAGACCTTCGAGGCGTCGGTGGCCAAGTTGGCGAAGAAGCGCCGCCCCTGGAAGAAACAGTTGACGGCGGGATTGTCGTTGAGGAAGGGATTGTTGCCGGTGGGAGGCACCTGATTCAAGATCGGCGTCAGCGCCTCATCCATGAAGAAGATGACGCCACTCCCGCCGTCCACGTGGGTCCAAGTGCCGTTGACGTTGAGCAGATGCTGCGCCCGCCCGACGTAGCCGTACACCCCATCGCGGCCCCGGTAGATGTTGTAGTACTCCACGTTCGCCATCCCGAGCTCGCTGATGCCCGCGTCGAATACCAGGACGACGGCGTTGTCGGGGTAGAGGCGGATGCAGCCTTCGAAGTAGTTCGCGTCGGTGGTGACGCCCTCCGCCGCCCAGTCGGCCAGGGCGGTCACCAGCACCGGGCAGGGCAACGACTCCCGCTTGGTGTCCTTGTCCACCGCGCACGCCACCCACTCCCACTTCTTGAATGGATAGGCGAGATCGTAAGGGCGGGCCCAGTTGCCCTCCACCTCGCCGTCCACTGCCAGTCCGCGAAACTCCGGGTAGGGGCCGGTGTAGGCGGAGCGAATGAAGCTGATGTCGGCCAGGGTCCAGGTGGGCCCGGCGGTGCGGCTCAGGGTGGCGGGGACGTGGTTCTCGTGCGTGATGGTGAGCACGTCACCGATCTGCGAGAACTTCAGCTTGAAGATCTCGTCCTCGGTGTAGGTGGTGGTGACTCGGGCCCCGGCCTGCGCTCCGTTCTGCCACGCCTGGATGTAGAGGTGCCCGATCTCGAGCAGGTACGCCTGATCGCTGGAGAAGACGAAGGCTTCGAGCCGCACCTTGTGCGTGGAGTCGTACACCTCGGAGATGAACTCGAACCCTGCCCGGTTCTTGACGGGGCCCTGCTTGGTGGCGATGAAGTTCCGCAGCACCTTGACGCCGCTGCTGTAGCGCGGGATGTCCGTCCGCCCGTACAACGTGTACGACAGCTCGCCCGCCGAGAAGGTAGGCTGGCGAAAGAGCTGGAGCGCCATGTTAGTACCTCACGGTGATGAGTTCGCTGGGCGGCTCGCCCTCGTCCTGGCCGATGCGCAGGGAGGTTGCGGCCGCGTTCGACACGACCTGATGGTAGCGCTCCCGCGCCACCTGCTCGAAATCGCCCTTCACGGCGAGAGCCATGGCCGCGTCGGCGGCGATCTTCCAGGCCAGCGCGTCGCAGAACAGCGGGGGCAGCAGCGCGATGTCGGTGACCTTGCGCGTGTAGACGAGATACATGTCCGGGTAGTTCGTGAGCAGCACCGCGCCGTTGGTGGAGTCGTACCCGATCTGGTAGGCGATGCGATCCTTGCTCGAGGGCGGGAAGACCACCGCGTCCGTCTGCAGCCGGATCGGATTGAGGCAGTCGGCGGGAAGCGCGTACATGTACGCCCACCCGTTCCGCGGATTGGACAGCGGGCCGGTCAGCTGGACGAGGCCCTGGGTGAAGTCCCAGGGGAACATCGCCAGCATTCCATCGAGCGAGGGCTGGAAGAACTGCTTGCAGACGACCGCTTCCATCCGGGAAGTGTCGTCGAGGTCATCGATGAACGCCTTGACGCCGATGCGGCCCAGCGCCATGTTGCAGATTTCCACGGCGGTCATGTAGTCCTCCAACAAGTGGCGGGAAGGACCGAGGCCCCAGGGAGAGCGCTCGATCCAACCCGCCGGGGACTACAGGTTACTTCTTCCGCGGAAAGAGGGGGGCTTCGGCCGTCGGCTGGACGACCGGCTCGGGTGCGGGCACCACCGGCACGAGCTCGGGCTGCGGCGCGGCGGGCTGCATCTCGATGAAGGTACGGGACTTCTTCTTCTCGTCGCAAGTGACGAGTTCGCCCGGGGCGTAGTAGATCCCGTCGATGAACGCGCCCTGCGGAGCCTGGTATGTCTTCTGGGCCATGCGGTATCTCCGAAGAAACGGGGGCGGGCCCGAAGGCCCGCCCCCTGGGGAACTACACGAACAGGTTGACGGCGTGGTTCAGGTCGAGCACGATGCCCGTGGTGATCGCCCCGGCGTCGTACGTGCCGACGATCGTGTACTTCGCCACGAGGTAGCGGTTGTGCGTCTTCACGGCGGGGAGGGAGCCCAGTCGGAACTGGTACCCCGCCACGAGCGTGGCGGTCGAGATGGCCGCGCTGGCCATCACCTCGGCGTAGCCGGTGCCGTCGTCGGCAGTGGCGTAGCCGAGCCCCACGACCACGGAGGTGCCGGTGGCGAGGGTGGTGACGACCTGCGACCAGACCTTGACGGCGTTGCCGCGACCGGTGTCGTGGATGTTGCCGCCGACGGTGCCCATGCCCAGCTTGGAGGCCGTGAGCGCGGGCTTCTGGAGAGCGCCGCTCGTGAGGGCGACGTTGTTCCAGGTGTCGATGGCGTTGGTGGAGAAGGCGGTCGTGGTGAGCGCCTGCGCGTCGGAGAGAAGCAGCTGTGCGTCGAGAATCATGGTGGCTTTCCTTTCTTGACGGGGCCGCTTAGGCGACCGCGTCCTCGGTGTTGATGAGTGCGTCGGTCTCGCGCACGGGGATCCCGAGGAACTTCGTGATCGGGGAGCCACCGATGTTCTCGATGGACAGGGTGGAGTTGGTCACGCCGCTGCGGGCCTGCAGGTGCAGGTACGCGCCGACGGTCCGGTTGCAGTAGAACACCGGACGGCCCATCTTCAGATCCTGGATCTGGTGGGTGGCCTTGATCATCGCCTCGATGATCGTGGTGTCGGTGGCGCCGATGGCCGAGGTGTCGATGTTCGCGATGCGGACCACGTACCGCCAGTCCTTCACCACGAGGCCGACGCGCCAGGTCCAGTACGTCACCCAGGCGCGGAACTTCTTGCCGGTGCCGTCGTCCCAGAGCTGCTTGCCCATGTCCTCGGTCTCGATCCCGCCGACCGTGCCCTTCGGGTAGATCCCGAAGACGGTGTCGGGGCCCCAGCAGACGAGCCAGATCGAGGTCTGGTCGGAGCCGGACGGGCTGGCCGTGGACTTGATGATCTGCGAGGACTGCGGCAGCGTCGAGACGCTCGACGTGGCGTTGAAGCGCGGGGTCAGGCCGCCGAACTTCTCGGGGGTCGCCGCCGTGGAGTGGTAGAAGAGGCCGGTGCTGACCTCGTTGTTGAGCGACTGGAGGAACGCGTTGTCCTCCGAGGCGCGGAAGGCGGCCTCGTTGCCGTTCAGGCGGGCGACTTCGCAGTCGACCGCGCTGGTGGCCTCGAGCATGCCGCACGTCTCGGTCACCTGGTCGGTGAGGCTCTTGCCGGGGCTGACGCCCTGGTTCAGCTTGCGCCACGCGACGGAGGGGAGGCCGGTCCGCGAGGTGAACAGGTGGCCGGTGGGCAGGTTGCCCTCCGACCAGACCATGTCCTCGAGGATGGCGTTGCGCATCGTGAGCTGCTCGACGATGTTGTCGATCGCGCCGTTGGGCGCCATCCGCTTGACCTTGTCGAGCAGGGTCGGGAGGGACTGTGCGAGAATTGCCATTTGCTACTCCTTGTCCTTGTACATCGAGGGGTACCGATTCCGGAGTTGCTGCTCTTCCTCCGAAACGGCGCTGCGCCCGGCTCCGGCGGAGGCACCGGAAACGGTGTCCTCCGACAGCGCCTTGCCGACGTTCACGAAGAACCGCACGAGCGTGGGATTGTTGTCCAACCCGAGATCCACCAGCTGCTTCGAAAGTTCGGCGCCGCCGAACTTCTTCATGGTGTCACGCGCCAGCTTGACCGACTTGTCGAAGTTCGGCCCGCCAAGATCCTTGTCGGTACGAACCTCCTTGGCCCAGTCGGCGCGCTGCTTCTGGAACGCCTCCATCATCGCGGCCTGGCTCTTCTGCATCATCTTGACGCCCAGGTCCGCCACCCGCTGCGCGCTCTTGCTGTCCAGCTTGAGCTCTTTGGCAAGCGGGAGGAATTCCTTCAACATCTCCTCGTCCGGCTTGACTCCTTCCGGGAACTTCACCTCGATGTCCGTTTCGACGGGCTTCTCGCTCGGAGGTTGCTCGTCCTTGGACGCTTCGGGCTCTTCTCCCAGCAACGACTCGACCTTCTCTTCCTTGCCCTCCGCCGGGGCCGCAGGGGGAGCTGCGGGCGGGGGAGTCTCTGCGCCACCGGCAGGCGGGGTCGGTGTACCCTTGCCGTCTGCTCCAGTGTTGGTCTCGACCGTCATTCGTCAATCTCCGTTGGGGTGCGCTCTTCCTTGCGACGTCTCACTTCCTCCTGCCGGTTGGCCATCTGCTCCGCGACCATCCGGATGTACAGCTCCGGGAAGTTGTCCTGGGCCTCACCCCGTACCGTGAGGCCGACGTCCCTGCGACCCTCGCGGAAGTACGTTTCCGCATTTCCGGTGTAGCTCAGGGATTCGGTGCCCGCAATCTCGAAGATCAGCCGATAGAGAAAGCGCCGGCCCGGAGCAGTGCTCAGCACCGCTTCCAGGTCGGCCCTCTGCTGCGCGTCGCGGATAGCCTCGCGCTCCTTCGCGACGTTCTGCAGCCCCTCGTTGGCGAGGGCCCCTTCGCGCCGTCGGCTCATGCGCCACCCATCGGACTGGGCGCGCCCGCAGGCTGCTGCGCCGCCAGGGCCGACTGACCCTGCAGGATCTTCTCGAGCATGTTCGAGTCACCGCCGATGGGCGAGGTCGCCAGGTTCTTCGCACCCTCGGTCGCCTTCAGCGCGGCCTCGCCCTGGCTCTTCGCCTTCATCTCCTGGGCGCGGGCGTCGCGGATCTGCGCGACCTCCTCCTCGGAGTGGATGATCTCGGGGCTATTGCCGACCATCGTGTTGTACTCGTCGATGATCTTGTCGATGTCCAGCTTGTCGGTGGAGTCGGGGCGCAGCTGGGCGAGGTTCGTCACGAACGCGACGGTACGCTCCACGCCGGAGATACCGACCATCCGCTGGGCGGAGGCCATCACGCTGACATATTCGACCTTGACGTCCGTCCCCTGGAGCTCCGGCGGGGGCTCGGGCAGACGACCCTTGCGCTGGAGGATGTTGAAGACTCGGGTGATCGCCGGGTCCAGGAGCTCGTCGTTCAGCCGCTCGAGCACCGGCCCGAGCATGAGCATCTTCTCTTCGTGGCGCTCCTCGACCTCCCGGGCCGTGACCGGCTGGGTCCGGGTGTCGTTCAGCATCATCGCCCAGAGATCCGCGTAGAAGGTACCCTGGATGCGGTTCTCGTGCTGGCGGATCTTCTCCTCGTTGACGCTGACCGCCTGCGAGTTGACGATGATGGCCGGCTCGAACTTCGCGTTCGGCCCGTCGAGGTAGGTCACATCTCCGGGAAGCAGTGACGCACGCTGGTTGCGCAGCGAGGCGGGACCCACCATGGGAGGGCGCACCACCTTGTCCATGACCTCCGCGCCCCGGGCCTCCAGCCATTGCAGCGCCTTGGCATCACCCAGCGCATCCATTCCCGGGCTGGAGCCGTAGATGTCCATCCCGGTGACATTCCATCGCGGGCAGACGGCGGGGAATTCCTCATACCCACCTCGCTTCAGGAACTCGGGATCGCCGCTGACGGCCGAGGTGTTCTTCTCGTACCACTTGCTGCTCCACCGCATCCCGGCGGGGCCGCTCTTGTACGGGTTCCAGCTCTGGTTGGGCTCGACGACGTGAACCACGTCGACCCAGGTGTCCAGCCGGTTCTCCCGCACCATCTGCTTGAGGTACTCGCTGCAGTTCTCGAGGCCGAAGCGGTCGACGACCATCGCCACCGTGAACGCCACGTCGCGGGCGACGGTATCGATCACCCCACGGTGGGAGCTGGCGAGACAGTATTCGCCCAGCGGAAGCGTGTAGCACCGGATGACGTCCTCGTCATCCTCTTCGATGAACGTGCAGTTCGTACCGAACACCCCCAGGTCGGGGTACACGCCGTCCGCCAGTGCGTTGTAGAAGTTCGACTTCGCGAAGACGAGCCGGATCTCCTCTTCCACTTCGTGGAGGTAGACCTTGACGGCCTTCTTCTCCATGAGCTCGGGACTGTTCGTGACCAGCCGGAACCAGGTGCGGGCGGGGGAGGTGATCCCCGCCATCATGCCCGAGGCGAGCGTCCGGGCTGATTTGGTCGGCGTGTTGTTGATGATCTTCTCGTTCCGCTTCGTACCCGCCCGCCACTTCGCGTCGTTGGTGTTGAAGCGGAACCGGCGGGGGAGGAAGTTGTCCGCCAGTTCCTGCCAGTGCGTCAGCCAGGTGTTGCGCTGCTGGCGCAGCATCTCGGTCCGCGCCGCCAGCCGCTGTCGCTCGCTGAGGAAGTAGGTCTGCTCCATGGATCAGACCCCGCCGAGGACGGACTTCGCTGGACTGATCGGCGAGGGCAGGCCCTTTGGGCCCGTGAGGAACATGGACATCCGCCCCTGCTGGGCGAGGCGGCGGGCCCGGGCATCGAGGCTGGCGTTGCGGACGCTGGAGTCGAAGGCGTCGGGAGCCGCCGGGGAGGCCTTCGGCTCGGGAATGTCGGGGGAGCCCATGTTACCCCACCTTGACGAGAGAGATGTTGGCGTGCTTGATCGTGAACGTGTTCGTGCCGACCGACGCGCTGAGCCACATCGTCACGGTGTCGCCGGCGGCGAGGTCGAGGATGCCAGAGGCCGAGCCGGCGACGTAGGAGTTGTCCTCGGTGACGTGGAAGTCGCAGGTGATGTTCTGCGCCGCCGCTGCGTTCTTGTAGACATCCATCGAGATGTCGGCGTGCTTCGCCAGGTTGCCCGCGAACGTCGCCAGCACCAGGTACTTCCCGGCGAGGGCGATGGTTAGGCGCTTGCCGGTGGGGGCGGCCGCATCGTTCCAGGTGACCCCGTCGCTGACGGCCCCCGCTCCGCCGGTGATCCAGCGATACGGGGTGTTCTGGGTGGTCAGCGCGAGGGCCGACCCTGTCTCGTTGAATTCGTAGGCTTCGCCGTACGAGTGCTGGACCGGGAGGCCCTCCAGCGCGTCGAGGCGACTTTCGATGTCTTCGAACCGGGCGGGAAGGCTTCCGTAGATGTCGGGCATCCGACCTCCTATCGGTACGGAGTGTAGTCCACGATCGCCTTGCCGCCTTCGGCGTGGGGGTCGTCGCTGAGGAGGCTCGGAGTCGGCTGGAGGGGAGCGCTCTTCGGCCGGACGTCGTAGGCGAACGTGAGCCCCAGCGCATCTGCCCTGTTGGGAGAGGGCAAGCCGCGCTTCTTCATGTCGTCCTTGGACTCGAGCACCAGCCGCCCGCGCTGGTTGAACCGATAGCTGGGAGCGGTCAGTTCTTGAATCAGCGCCGGGTCGTTGGGGATGACAGGTTGGGTTTTGCGGATCCAGTCTGCCATCCGCCACCACATCTCGGCCCGCTTGTTCTCGAACTTCGACTCGTCCTGCGCCTTCTCGCCGAAGTTCACGTCCGTGACCTGCCATCCCAGTCGCCGAACAAAGTCCACCACGCCGCCGCCAACTCCCGTGCCATCGATGAACATGGCGTCGACCTTCTCATCGCGCGCCACTCCAACCACCTGGTCTGCGAGGGAGGCCAGATCGAGATTTCTGTAGATCCGAGGTGTGAACGCCACTCGGCCCTGGCGCACCTGAAACACGCTTTCGTCATCGCCGAACCTCGCTACGTCCACCCCGAGAACCCTCGGGGCAAAGTTGTACTCCGGAAGTTGCAGGTGCCGCCGGGCTGCCGCCGAGCACTCATCCGGCCCCACCAGCTTGTCGCTCCCCACCGGGGGGAACCGCCCGAACACGTTGACCAGCACCCACGGGTTGTCGGGCCCCCACTTCTCGATCTGCTGCCGGGCCCAGTTGATGTCGATGCGCTTGGCCCGCTTGGGGTCGTCGGGGTCCCCGGTGATCTCGACGATGGACCACATGTGGCGGTCCCGGGTACAGGCTTCGTACAGAGGCCCCTCGGACCGGGTCGGGTTCCCCGCCATCATGATGCGGTTGACCTTCCCTGTGGACAGGGAGGCATCGGCTGCCGCCGTAACCGACGAGGGGATATCGCCCGCCTCGTCGATGAGGACGATGGTGTATTCACCATGAAGCCCGGCGAGGGTGTTCGACTGCTGGGACTGGTCCGCCTGCTTCGACCATTGGCGGGCGGAGATGAACCAGTTCGCTGGCGACTCCTTGCACGAGATGCGCTCGGAGGTCCACTCGAAGTATTCGCTGAGGTACGGGCTCTTCTTCTGCCAGAAGGCGAACTCGGCCCAGAGGTTGTCGCGAAGGTTGTCCCCGGTGATCGAGATCGCGATGCCCTTGGCATTCGGGAAGCAGGAGATGAACCACCACCCCGCCCACGACATGCCGCAACTCTTGCCGGGACCCTTGCATGCCTTGGCCGCTGTCCGCTGGTTGTCGCGGACGGAGAGGATATATTCGGCCTGCCAGTCGTCCGGCTCGGCCGAGAAGTTCTCGCGGATGAAGGCGAGAGGATCTTTGCGCCACCGCCTCAGTTTCTGGACTGCCGTTTCTGGGGCCATGAGCGGGGAGCCTAGCCTCTGCGGGCGCAGAGGTAAAGCGGGGAGCTTAGTTAACTGACAGTAAACCAAAGAGTGGATCGTGTTGCGACCGCAGGGTAGACGACTAAGTTTACTTACAGTAAACCAAAGAGTGGATCGTGTTGCGAACTGCGGTAGGGTCCCCCGTCCGATACAAGGGGGCCCCGTGCCCCGGGGGGTACCCCCCGGCCCGGCCCGGGGGGCGGCCCGGCGGCCCGGCCCGGCGGCCCGGCCCGGGGGCTAGGCGCGCGCTAGGCCGCGCCTAGCTAGCGTTTAAGCTACTAGCTTTTAAGCTAGGTTTAAGCTACTATAGTTATAGCTAGCGCGCCGCTAGCTAAGGGGCCGCGCCTAACGCGGCGGTAGGAAAGAGCGAAGGGAGAAGCGCCATGGCGAAGAAGCCCACGGCGAAGCACCCTGCAGATCGCGCGGTGGTCGAAGGTACGACCATCATGCGGTACGCTCCGCGCGAGATGGTGGCAGACAAGACCGCCACCATCACGGTTCTCGTCAAGGAGAACCCCAAGCGCCCAGGCACGAAGTGCCATGCCTGGTTCTCGTGGTACCGCACCGGAATGACGGTGGCGGAATACTACGAGAAGGGCGGCCGACCGGACCACGTCCGGTGGGACCTGCAGCACGGCTTCATCAAGCTCACGGCCAAGTGAGCTTGAGCAGAGAGGCGGGCATCCGTGCCCGCCTCTCTGCGGAGTTGAGAGCGGTAGTGAACCCCGAACCAAGGAGAGTAGCGATGAGCAACTGGCTACGCACGCTCCTGGCTGTCCTTCTGCTCCTGAGCTGCGGCCTCGAGCTGAACGACGAGCCGGAGGAAGAGGAAGTGTACGGCTGTATCTGTGACGGTGCCAACGGTGAGTGCAGGCCGCACCCACTCAGCACCGACCCCGCGCTGGAAGAGCTCTGCGAGCTCACTCCGCCGGAAGAGTAGCGAACTGGGTGCTGGGCCTCCGGGCTCAGCACCCTTTCTTTTTCCGGTGGCTCGGTTCAAAAGCTGATCGCGCATCAACGATCTAACGACGAGCTCTGATCCCAGATCAACGATCTGACCGCGATCAACGATCGGACCGTACGATCTACGATGTACGTACCCTAAAAAGCCGTCCTGATCTATTAGGGAGATCAGGAAAAATAGTAGTATACTCTTCTAGTAGGGCGGCCCCGGCCAACTGGGGCGGTAGTGAAACTCAGGAGAAGCAAATGAACGAAGAGCTGAAGAACGAGACGCAGAACGTCGAGACGCAGACTCCCGCCCCCGTGAAGGAGCCGAAGGCCAAGAAGTCCAAGGCCCCGGCCCCGAAGAAGACGGAGGAGAAGGAGTCGGCCCCCCGGTACGCGCCGAAGGGGACTATCACCGACCCGACGAAGCAGACCATCGTCGTCCTCGCCAAGTCCAACCCGAAGCGGCCCGGTACGAAGTGCCACGCATGGTTTCAGTGGTACAAGACCGGAATGACCGTCGCCGCCTACTACGAAAAGGGCGGGCGCGCGGACCACATCCGGTGGGACGTCCAGCACGGATTCATCGCCCTGAAGAACAAGTAGTCGGCGAGTGAGTCGGGGGGCGGGGCCGCAAGGTCCCGCCCCTCTTTTTTGTGTCGCCCCCCGATCAATGATCGCGGGGGCTTTGTTCGAGACTGGATCGCACTGAACAGCGATCCCACGATCAACGATCTTACGGGGAATCTTCCATGGACTCGGTCAGCAGTTGTTCGAGACTCGCACGGATCTCGAGCTTCTTGACGATCGGACCGCAGATCTCCTCGCGGATCACGCACGCGGCCTTCAGGACGGAGGGTGCGACGGAGGGGTGGACATCCTCCAT